ATGGGACCGAATACTTTTGTGCCTCTGACCAACGGACAACTTATAAATGCCGTTCAAAAGGTAGAGGCTGACGCCCTTGCCGCACAGATGCAGCAGATGCAGCAGATGCAGCAGATGCAGCAGATGCAGCAGATGGCTCCGATGATGGAGGAGCAGATCCAGCCGATCCAGCCGATCCAGCCGATGCAGCAGATGGCACCAATGCAGCGGTCGCCAGAGTCAGGATTTCTTGGGGCACCTGAAGACGTAGGCAACTTGGGCCGTATGGGTAGTGCCTTTGGAGACAGCAGCATAAGCAATTACGATATGTCTTCGATGAGAGACAACATTGGTATGGCAGGCGGCGGCATTATGTCTCTGAGAGGCTACTAGAATGGCGCGAAACCCTCTTCCCCGCAGTAACTTTGGCACGGCCTCCCTTGTAGAGCGCCGTAACGAAATACCCCCTGTGGATTTAGAGGTAGAAGATTCTGCGGAAGTTGCCGTCGAAGATTCTACAGTCATCGAGGCTCCTGGGCTTAACATTGAGCTAGAAGAAGACGGCGGCGTTGTAGTGGATTTTGATCCGCGTATGGAGTCTCCAGATACCGGAGACTTTTACGAAAACCTCGCCGAAAACCTTGAAGACCGTGTATCATCCATGGTTTCTTCGGATCTTTTAGAGCAGTACGAAGCAAACAAAGAGAGCCGCAAGGATTGGCAAGAGGCGTATAGAACGGGTCTGGAGCTTCTTGGTTTCAAATATGAAGAGCGTTCGGAGCCCTTTCGCGGTGCCACAGGCGTAACACACCCGCTTCTTGCAGAAGCCGTGACCCAGTTTCAAGCGCAGGCTTTTGGCGAACTTCTTCCTGCCGGGGGTCCTGTCCGCACTGATGTTATGGGTGAAGTTACCCCTGACATACAGAAACAAGCCGACCGCGTCCGTCATTTTATGAATTATCAAATTACCTCCGTGATGAAAGAGTACACGCCGGAATTTGACCAGATGCTGTTCTATCTACCCTTGTCTGGTTCTACGTTCAAAAAGGTCTATTACGACGAGTTTCTGGAACGCGCAGTGAGCAAGTTTGTTCCTGCCGAGCAACTTGTTGTTCCGTACACGGCAACTGATCTGGAAACCGCAGAGAACGTCACGCATGTAATTCAAATCAGCGAGAACGAACTACGAAAAAAACAGGTGGCCGGTTTTTACCGTGACATAGAAGTTTCCTCCTCTCAGTCGGACCCTTCGGAAGTTCAAGAAGAGATGGACGACATCTCTGGTATTTCCCCCACGCATCTGGACCAAGAGGTTACTCTTTTGGAATGCCATGTGGACTTGGATCTTGAGGGTTATGAGGACACGGGAGAAGACGGCGAACCAACTGGTATCAAGCTTCCTTATGTTGTTACGGTATCCGAGAACAACGGAAAGCTTCTAAGCATACGTAGGAACTACGACCCGGAAGATCCTCGCCGGAACAAAAACCAGTACTTTGTGCATTTCAAGTTTCTTCCGGGCTTTGGGTTCTACGGCCTTGGTTTGATCCACATGATTGGCGGACTGAGCCGTACTGCAACAGCCGCGCTACGCCAGCTTATAGACGCCGGAACGCTTTCCAATCTTCCGGCGGGTTTCAAAACCCGTGGTCTTCGTATACGCAATGACGACGAGCCTTTGTCCCCTGGTGAGTTTAGGGACGTAGATTCCCCCGGTGGTGCAATTAGAGATTCGTTGATGTTGCTCCCTTACAAGGGTGCGGATCAGACTCTTTTCCAGTTGATGGGTTTCTGTGTGGAAGCCGGGCAGCGGTTTGCGGCGGTTTCTAACTTACAGGTGGGAGACGGCAATCAACAGGCAGCGGTTGGGACAACCATTGCTATGCTGGAGCAGGGCGCGAAAGTAATGTCCGCTATTCATAAGCGGCTTCACTACGCTCAAAAAGAAGAGTTTGGGCTTCTGGCTAGTGTTTTTGGAGAGTACCTGCCGCCAGAATATCCATACAACGTTGTCGGTGCGGAGCGGACGATAAAATCGGAGGATTTTGATGATAGGATTGATGTTGTCCCTGTGTCAGACCCAAACATCTTCTCGATGGCGCAACGGGTCACGCTCGCGCAAACCGAGCTTCAGTTGGCGCAATCTGCCCCGGAGCTTCATAACTTGTACGAAGCGTATCGCCGGATGTATGCGGCGGTTGGTGTCAAAGACGTAGACGCTATTTTAAAACCTGTCGAACAGGGGGAACCTGCACCCCAGGATCCGGCTTTGGAAAACTCGGAATCTTTGGAAAACCTGCCGTTGACTGTTTTTCAGGGGCAGAACCACGACGCGCACATCATGGCGCATCTTGTTTTTGGCTCGTCTCCGATGGTATCCCAGATGCCTTCAGTCGCGATGGCGTTGCAGAAGCATGTCATGGAGCACGTCTCCGTAAAGGCCAAAGAACAAGTTGCCTCTCAGATGCAGCAGCAGCTTCAAGGTCAGGCACCGAACGAGCAACAGGCCATGGAGATTGAATCTATGGTAGCCGAATTGGTTGCACAGGGTATGCAGGAAGTAAAAGCCTTGAGCGGACAGATTAGCGGAGGTGGAGAACCGGATCCTCTTATCGCATTAAAACAACAGGATCTGGAGCTTCGTGCTCAACAGGACGCCGCTGAAAACCAGATGGATCAAGCACGTTTGTCCTTGGACCAGCAGAAAGCTCAAAACAACGCGCAGCTAGGAGCCGACCGGATCGAGTCCCAAGAAGGTATAGTAGCCGCTCGTATACGGGCCGCTCGTGAGCGAGAGATTATGAAACAACAAGGTAATTAGGAGAGTATCATGGAGAAAAAATCTTCCGTGGGGGTTGCACGAAAAGGCATTGTGGTCAAAGATCAAGGTTACGTTCCTTACAACGACGGCAAAAACGAGAAGACGCCGAGCGTTGAAAAGGCGTCCATGGTTTCGGGAAAGAACCGGGGCATGGGTGACGCAATTCGCGGTGGAACGTTTAAAATCTGTTAATTACTGAAGGAGCTAGGCGAATGAATTGGATTGTTAGTCGTATAAAAGAACCGTCTAGTTACGCAGCGGCAGGTGTTGCAGTTGTCGGTATTGGCGTTCTTGTAAGCCAGCCTGTTGTTATCGTAGTTGGTATTGTCGGCGGCGTTGTTGGTTTTCTGTTGAAGGAAAAAGGCGTAATCTAACCAAGATGGTTACGCAGTGCTGGGAAATGTAATGGAAGGTGCAATTGACATTCGGTTGATTGTAACTCTCGGCGGTATTCTGTTCAGTGTCGCTGGAGCAGCAGCCGTTGGCAAGATGCAGATCAAAACGATTATTGATCAACTCAGCGATCTTGAGAAACGACTGCGCGTTATTGACATGCGCGCAGACAAACTAGAGACAGTGACCGAAACCCACGAGCAGCGCATCTCAATTTTGGCTAAGATGTCGTCCCCAGAAAACTTGAGGCGCGATCACATGGATACCGCGCGCATGATGTCGGACATAGCGAATTTACGCGATGCTACGGAGGCACTCAGGAAGATGCACAACGGTGTACATCCACCTGTTTCAAATGAAAGGGCCGCAAAATGATAGGGTTATTATCGGCTGTACTACCCTCCGTCATGGAAGTCGCCGGAAGGTTTTTACCCGAGGACAAAGAAAAGCGGGCTGCTGCCGAGCGTGATATTAGAGCCAAACTAACGGACAGTTTGGCTCAAGTCGATTTGGCGCAACTAGGAATTAACAAAGTTGAGGCGGCTCACCGTTCTATGTTCGTGGCAGGCTGGCGTCCATTTATTGGTTGGACCTGTGGGGTAGCTCTTATGTATACTTATGTCCTTCAACCAATTCTAGTTTTTGGGTTGGCGCAGGCTGGATATTTAGTCGAGTTGCCAAAAATGGACTTGGGCGAGCTAATGCCTGTTTTGATGGGGATTCTCGGATTGGGTGGCCTCAGATCGTGGGAGAAAGTCAAAGGAGTTGCGAAGTAGTGCCCCCTAAGAAAGAGAAGCCCATTCGTCGCACTACTGGTGGCAAAGGCGCTAATTATCGTAAAACTAGCAAAGGTGCTGGGATGACGAAAAAAGGCGTTGAGCGTTACAAGAAAGCAAACCCTGGATCTAAGTTGCAAACAGCGGTCACGGGGAAAGTTAAGAAGGGCAGCGCAGCCGCTAAACGTAGAAAGTCATATTGTGCGAGATCGGCGGGTCAGATGAAGAAATTTCCTGCGGCGGCTAAAGATCCAAAAAGTCGTTTAAGACAGGCTAGAAAAAGGTGGAAATGCTAATGGCAAAAAAACGAGGGCTTTGGGACAATATTAACGCCAAAAAGAAGCGCATTAAAGAGGGTTCCGGCGAAACCATGCGAAAACCCGGCTCTAAGGGAGCCCCCACGGACAAAGCTTTTCGAGTTTCCGCGATGCGAGACGGGGGTTATGCTACCCGTGGTAACGGAGCCGTTATGAAAGGCAAGCGCACCAAGTGTAAGATGGCCTAATGGACGGCATATACCTTGCGGAACATCTTTTAAAATCTATTGAAGAGCGCCGGTCTCGTATTTGCGAGCTTATGTCGGCGGGCTCTGCAAAAGATTTTGAGGAATACAAACAACTTGTTGGCAACGTCGAGTCTTTAGACTATATAGGACAGGAGTTGAGAGAAATCTTAGAAAAGGCGGATTAATGTCTGAAAAGTCTGAAGTTGATAATCTTGTTTCTATCAAGGGCGCATATGTCAAACCAGAAGATCGCGTCCTGGACCCCACTAAACTTCCCGAAGAAACGTTAGGCCGATTGCCCAGTCCTACCGGTTGGCGTCTGTTAATTCTCCCGTATGCGGGCAAGGGACGAACCGAAGGTGGGGTACTACTCCCGGATTCGGTAGTGGACCGAGAATCTGTCGCCACTGTTTGTGGTTACGTTTTAAAAACGGGACCTCTTGCCTACGAAGACAAAACTAAATTTCCTAGCGGCGCATGGTGCAAGGAAAAAGACTGGATTATCTTTGGGCGTTACGCAGGCGCTCGTTTTAAGATCGACGGCGGAGAAGTACGTGTTCTAAATGACGATGAGGTCATTGCGGTTATTCAGGATCCCGAAGACATCCTGCACTATTAACATGGAGATCAGCCATGCCAGAATCTAATCAAGACGAATTAACCGTAGATATTCCAAACTCCGGTAAAGAAATAGACGTGGAAGTAGATGTTGTTATTGAGGACGATACCTCAGAAAACGGTGGCTTAGACGTAGAAGCCTCCGGAGAAGAACACGAGAGCTACAGTAAAAATGTCAAAAAACGAATAGACAAGCTTACTAAAAAAGCTCGTGAGGCGGAGAGGCAGCAAGAAGCTGCTATAAACTACGCCAAGAACATCCAAGCGGAAAACAATTCTCTAAAACACAGGGTCCAAAATTTGGATCAGGGGTATGTTGCGGAGTACGGGGACCGGGTAGCTACGCAAACGGACTCGTTGTCTCGTGATCTAGAAACCGCCATCGCTACCAACGATACTTCCGCGCAGGTAGAACTCAATAGAAAGCTAGCGCAACTGGCTATCGAAGAAGAGCGGGTTCGGACGGCAAAGCAACAGCAGGCGCAGCAGGCGCAGCAGGCGCAGCAGGCGCAGCAGGCGCAGCAAGCCCAGCAGATGCAGCAGGCGCAGCAAGCCCAGCAGGCTTCCCCTGTGCGAGCGGATCCAAAAGCGGAAGAGTGGGCTAGTCGAAACGATTGGTTTGGGGAAGACGAAGCTATGACTTTCGCTGCTTTTGGAATCCACAAGAAACTCGTGGAAGAAGAAGGCTTTGACACTGAGTCCCCCTCATACTACGATGAAGTAGATTTAAGACTTCGCGAGGCTTTCCCCCATAAATTTAATGGTGGTTCTTCGCATACAGAAAGCCGACGACCACAACAGTCGGTAGCTTCTGCCACTCGCTCCGGTTCTTCCGGGCGCAAAACAGTTCGGTTGTCTCCAAGCGAAGTTGCAATAGCAAAAAAACTTGGGGTTCCTCTGGATCAGTACGCGAAACACAAACGCTAGGAAAATGTGATGTCTGAAGAAACAATTGATCGGGCTCCTCGCGCCTCTAAGACTAGATCGGCTAAACCCCGCAGACAGCCTTGGAGACCCCCATCCCTATTGGATGCTCCCGACCCGCCGCAAGGCTACGTCCACCGTTGGATTCGCTCTGAAATCAGGGGCTTTGACGACCGTAAAAACATTTCTGCCCGCATGAGAGAAGGGTGGGAATTGGTCCGAAAAGACGAATACCCAGATTTTGAAGCACCCACATTGGACAGTGGCCGATACGAAGGAGTATTCGGCGTGGGAGGATTGTTGCTGGCTCGTATACCAATTGAGATTGTAGAAGAGCGTAAGTCGTACTTCAATAAGATGAGCGAAGATGCGATGCAGGCTGTCGATAACGATCTTTTGAAAGAGACCCAGCATCATTCGATGGCGATTCAGAAACCTGAACGTCAATCGCGTGTTACCTTTGGAGGCCCCAAAGTCGAATGACTTTGGGAGTACTGTTTTAACCCCATTGCTTTGAGGAGCATGAGAAATGGCTAACATTAACGGAAGCTTTGGCCTCCGTCCGCTTAACAAACTAGGCGGCGGAGCCAATTCCACTGGTCTTACGGGGTATACTTCATACGAAATCGCTTCGGACAACACTGGCAAAATCTATCACGGACAGATTGTGGTTCCCCTCGCTACGGGATACATCGACCATACATCTGATGCCGCTGGTGGTACTGTTAGTGCTCTGGGTGTGTTTCAAGGATGTGAGTATGTCTCTAGCACCACTGGAAAACCAACTTGGAGTAACTACTGGCCCGGTTCCGGGGCGGATAGTAACCACCCGGTTAAAGCCTTTATTAACGATGATCCAAGTCAACTATATGTAGTTGCAACGGATGCTTCGTGGACAAGCAAGGCAACGGCCCGTGCAAGTGTGTTTTTGAACGCTAGCACGTCTACGGGTATAACAGGCACCGATACTACAGGTGTCTCGCTGGCTCGTTTGGCTATTAGTACCATGGCAACAACCAATAGTTTGACGTTACGGATTATGGGTTGGGTTGAGGATCCTATGAACGAGGATTTCGCATCCGCTGGGATTGGCGCAATCGTTAGGTTGAACAACAGCTTTAATGCACCTACGGGTTCCATTGCTGCTGGTACTGTTTCAACTACTGGCGTATAGGAGGGTTTGAAAAATGGCTATTAGTAGAGCGCAACTCGTAAAAGAGTTGGAACCCGGCCTGAACGCGTTGTTTGGAATGGAATACGATCAGTATGATCGTGAGCATGAACAGATCTTTTCCATGGAAAGTTCAGATCGTGCTTTTGAAGAAGAAGTGATGCTCAGTGGTTTTGGAGCAGCACCGACGAAAGGTGAAGGCAGTGCCGTATCTTTCGATGACGCGCAGGAAGCATATACTGCTCGTTATACGATGGAGACAATCGCGCTTGCTTTCTCGATCACAGAAGAAGCTGTTGAGGACAACCTTTATGACCGACTTGCAAGTCGGTACACGAGGGCTCTTGCTCGTAGTATGAGCCAGACAAAACAGGTTAAGGCCGCAGCGGTTCTTAACAATGCGTTTGACAATGGCTTCACAGGTGGCGATGGAATTGAGCTTTGTGCTACAAACCATCCTCTTGTTACGGGTAATACCTTCCGTAATGAGCTTGCAACGGCTTCGGATCTTAACGAAACGAGTCTTGAGCAAGCCCTGATTGACATCGCTAGCTTTGTTGATGAGCGCGGCCTTAAAGTCGCGGTTCGCGGTATGAAGATGATTATTCCGAAAGAACTTCAGTTCACGGCGGATCGTCTTCTTGAGTCGACTCTTCGACCCGGCAGTGCGGATAACGACATTAACGCCGTTCGGAACATGGGAATGCTTCCGGAGGGTTATGCCGTTAACCACTTCCTCAACGACACGGATGCGTTTTTCATTATGACGGATGCCCCTAACGGCCTGAAAGGTTTTAACCGGACGGCTGTGCGGACTTCCATGGAAGGCGACTTCGACACGGGTAACGTGCGGTATAAGGCTCGCGAACGCTATGCGTTTGGCTGGTCTGACCCTCGCGGCATCTTCGGCTCCCCCGGAGCCGCATAAGACTAGGGGGAGGGGTGACA